TCCACAGCAAACCAGTTGAGCATGATCCAAGTGGGGCGACCCAGTGCGCCTGCTAGATGTGCAATAGCAGTGTCTACACTAACTACTACATCTAGATTTGCTATTAGCGCAGCCGTGTCAGCAAAACTTTGAATACTTCCTGGATACATTGTAACGCCAGCAGACTCCAGGGTTGCAGTTTCTTCATCAGTAGCATCTATTTGCAAGTTGATCCATTCGTGCTGTGGATTTGCTTGAATCATTTTTAGCAGGTCTTCAAACGGCATGCCTTTGTGACGGTTTAGCCATGCATCTCTGCGACCTGACCATGAAAATCCCACTCGCATGCGTTTTTTTGGACCTAGCTTTTGCAACCATTGTTGTTGCAATCCTGCATCAGCATTTAGATAGTTCACTTGACTAGGCAAGTTTTTTAAGGTAATCCCCAAGATTCCCGGAATGCTCATGATAGGCACCCAGTAGTCAAAATCTGTTACTGAGAAATCGTAGCCAGAAACACGTTTGATTATGGGACTGCCACTCAGCATCGGAACAAGTCCGTCGGTGACTTGTAATATAATTTCTGCACCCATCACGTGTAAGTTGTACAAGAAACGCACAAACTGAATGTTATCGCCGTGTCCTTGTTCACCTACCACAAGAATAGTTTTGCCTTTGAGATCTTGGCCAGTCCACCGAGGCTGTGTAAATTTTGGAAATGTACCAGCCAAGTGCTCATAGTTGAATCGAACTTCATAAGCAGGCCAGCCTTGTGCATAGTTACCACTCAACAAGTGTGCCACAGCAAGATTAAATTGTGCTGTGATGTTGTTGGGATCTAGCTGTATTGCTCTAGTTAAAAATGGTATTGCTCCTTCTGGTTCTCCTACTTCACGCAACACGTTGCCGTAGTTGTTGAAGGCGGCAGCACTTTTTCGATCCTGCCGCATTACCTCGGCATAGCATTGTAGCGCAGCCTCGGGCTGATCGTTGGCACGGTATTGATTGCCTTGTTCTATAATTTGATTGATGTCCATAGGGTATTTACACTCCAGTATGGTACTATTTTACATTTTCCATAAATACTTGTCAACACAATAGGGTGTTTTATGCTGAGATTAATACCCACAGCGTAGCGGCTAGAACCCGCATCGGACTTCTTTAAGGAGAAAACAAATGGGTCGTCCTCTAAAAATACAAAAAACTTCAACCGGATCAGGCAACGGTGGCGCAGCCGTTAGCGTGGATATTGGTTTCCCTAACTTTGGGTCACTCACAGCACCGGTGGTCAACACGGGTGATACACTCAGTGATACTCAATATCTGGGTGTGGTAGGCGGCGCAGCCCCTACTGACACACCGTCAGCAACCAATCCTAGAATTGACGTAATTGTCAACATTGCCGCACCTAGCGGATCTGGTATTGGTGTTGCCACAGGATATATCATCCGTCAAAAAGGTGCTCACAAATACCTAGTTGGTGATGTGACCGGAGTCACCGGCGGCGCATTTGTGGTGGGCCAGGCCTATCAGATCGTCACAGTCGGTACTACCAACTGGACAGCCGCAGGTGCACCTAGTAACTTTGGGTTAGGCACAGTTTTCACTGCCACCACAGTGGGCGACGGCAACGGTACTGCCAACTCTGTGGGTGTTTGTGTACTAGACAATGACACAACTCCGGCGGCTGGATTGATGGCTATCACATTTACAGTTACTGATTCTACTGCTACTACTATTTCCAAATTGACCAACAAGTTCTTGTTGGATTGGACTGGCGGATCAGATTATGCGGCAGCAAGTGTTGTGGCTGACAAGCGATATGCAACCAACTTCTTCACTGACGAAGGTACAGTTATCAAATCGGGTACTACTGCAACAGCAAACACAGGCACAGTACAAAGCGGACAACAAAATCTGCTTGACTTGGCCATTGTTGACAACGTTACTTCTTAATTGATTTAACCCCTGAGTCCTCCTAGATAACTACTAGGAGGATTTTTTATGAGCAGAGCATTTGTATTGGGCAATGGCGTAAGCCGTCAACAGGTAGATTTAGAAAATTTAAAACATTTTGGTCCTATCTATGGGTGTAATGCCTTGTACCGAGACTTTACACCCACAGCATTGGTTAGCACAGATCGTCCCATCAGCGAACGCATACAAGATTCTGGCTACGCACTAAAGCACAAATTTTACACTCGCAAACCCGTTGCAAGTTCTGGGGCATTGCCGGTACCACAGAAGTACTATGGCTACAGTTCGGGCCCGATAGCTGCCAGCATTGCTGCCTTTGACAATGCTGTGATTGTTTACTTGATTGGGTTTGATATGGGGCCGGTGCATACCAAGTTTAACAACGTTTATGCAGACACAGAATTCTATAAAAAAAGCTCGGCATCGCCTACATTTACCGGCAATTGGGTACGACAGTTGACCACAGTCATGAAAGACTTTCCAAAAATAGCATTTGTGCGTGTGATGGGCGGTACCACAACACCTGTAAAAGAGTTTGATGATGTTAAAAACTTCCGAAACATGGATATTGCAGACTTCCTAAACCGCATAAATAACACAAAGGAACTCTAAATGTCTACCTACAAGCGTGTCAGCGGCAATTTAACAATTCAAACTCTTAATTCAAATAGTCTTGTGACCTTTGAAGGTCCGGTCGCAAATGCCGCTACCGTTTTTATCAATGGTAATTTGTCAGTTAGTGGAAACGCTACGTTATCGGGCAACATTTCTGGCGACAAGTTATTCAACGGAACTTCTGCAATAGAAATTCCAGCACCCAATGGAAATGCCAATATTTCAATTGGCGGCGTCAGCAATGTGGCAATTTTTACAACCACAGGCATGTCAGTAGTAGGCAACATCAACGCAGGTAACTTGGCCTTGACAGGTTCTTTCAGTTTAGCAAGTTTAAGTGCCACTGGCAATATCACTGGCGGCAACTTGATCTCAAATGGCAATGCAATCATCACACGTGATGCAGGCGTTGCTCAACCAACACTGATATTTTTAGATACTGATACTGCGGCTGCAAATAATCAGACCATTGGATCAATTGAGTGGTACACTTCTGATGTCACACTAGGTGCACGAACAACGTCTGCTATTCGATCAATAACCAGCAATGTTGGCGGCGTAGCAGGTAACGCAGATGTACATATTTTAACATCAACTAATGGTGCCGCAATAGCAACAAAAGTTATTGTATTAAGCACCGGCGAAGTTGGTGTTGGTAATATTCTTCCAAATTCAAATTTAGCAGTTGCAGGCAATGTCTATGTCAGCACTACCATAACTGCTGTGGGCAACATTAACGGCGGCAATGTCAATACAGCCATTGTTAGTGCAACAGGTAATGTAACTGTTGCTAATTTAGTCACTAGTGGATTGGTTACAGCTACGGGTAATATTACTGGTGGAAACGTCATCACAGCTGGGTCAATCAACGCAACTGGAGCAATATCAACCACAGGTAATGTTCGTGGAGGAAACTTACTCAGCGATGCAGCAATTTCAGCCACTGGCAATTTAGATATAACTGGATTTGCAACAATACAAAGTAACATAACTGGCGGCAATTTGCTCACAGCCGGTACCATCACTGCTACTGGTAATATTAGTTCAGTAGGCAACGTTCGTGGCGGCAACATTCTTACTGCTGGATTAGTATCAGTAACTGGCAACATCACCGCAGCGGCCAATATTTTTGGTGGCAACATTACCACTGCTGGAACATTTAGTGCGGCGGGCAATATCACTGCCAATGCTAGTAACTTTTTTATTGGTAACGGATCATTGCTGACTGGTGTAGTTGCAACTGGCAATGCTACTGATTTGTTACAAAACGGCACAACATCTTTTGCAATTCCTGTGGCTAATGGAAATATTGACGGCGTAGTTGGCGGAGTCAGTGTTTTAACGTTCTATACAGGCGGCCAATTACTAACAGGACAACTGTCTGCCACAGGCAATGTGTCTGGTAGCAATGTCAACGCTTCGGGTAATATCAGCGCAATAGGCAACATCAATGGTGCCAACATCTTTACCACTGGTATTGCCAACATTGGTACACTAATCACTACCAATATCAATGCCAGTGCTCTAACATCAGGCACAGTGGCCAGTGATCGACTGACTGGCAGCTACACCATCAACATTGCAGGTAGTGCTACCACAGCAGCCACAGTGGTCAATGCGGCACAAGGCAATATTACCAGTTTAGGAACATTAACCTCTCTTGTAGTCACAGGCAACGTAACTGGTGGAAATTTTGGCACAGCAGGTTTGGTCACTGCCACAGGCAACGTAACTGGTGGCAATGTTATCACAGCAGGTGTTATCAGTGCTGGCAGCGCAGGTATATCCACATCGGGTAATATCCAGGGTGCCAACATTTTGGGTGTGGCTAATGTTAGTTCTACTACATTCACTGGATCAACAGTTAGTGTAATTGGCAACATCACTGGCGGAAACTTACTTTCTCCAGGGCTAATTTCTGTGGTTGGTAACATCACCGGCGGCAACTTGGTAGGTGTGGCCAATGTTAATTCTACTACATTCACTGGATCTACTGTTAATGTCACTGCCAACATTACTGGCGGCAATATTATTACAGGCGGCGTTGTAAGTTCTACAGGCATAATATCTTCAGCTGGCAACGTAACAGGCAGCAACATTAACGGTAGCAACCTTTATAGTGTGGGTATTGTCAGTGCAGCTGGCAACATCACTGGTGGCAATATTAGCACAGCCAACATCAATGCCACAACACATACAGGTACCACAGTTAATGTAACTGGCAACATCACAGGTGGTAATGTAACCACAGCAGGCGTGCTCACAGTTAATTCAGGTGCGGCTGCCACTGCTATTGTGAACGGAGCTGGCAATACTGTGGGCAACATTGGTAGCTCTACAGGCTTCTTTAATCGATTGTTCGCTACAGCTACCACAGCACTCTACGCTGACTTGGCTGAAAAATATACAGCTGATGCTGAATATGCGCCAGGCACAGTGGTATCATTTGGCGGCACTGAAGAAATCACACTTAGTGTGTGGGATTCAGATCGCAGAGTTGCCGGGGTTGTAAGTACCAACCCCAGTTACTTGATGAATGCTGGGCTTGATGCTGAACATGTAGCAGTGGTTGCTCTGCAAGGGCGTGTGGCGTGCCGGGTGCAAGGCCCTGTGCGCAAAGGTGACATGATGGTCAGCAACGGCAACGGCGCCGCAAGATCAGAAGCAGAACCCAAAACTGGTGCGGTGATTGGAAAAGCCCTGGAAAACTTCAGCGGTGAATCTGGCACAATTGAAGTGGTAGTGGGCAGAATCTAATCTAACGGTACCAACAACCGTATTTTTGCTCAAATCATAGATCTATCTCTTTGGTAAATACAACCAGAGGAATGGATTATTCATGTCGCAACAGATAATTGACGTTGGCGCCGCAGGCAACGATGGAACAGGTGAATCACTACGTAATGCGTTTACAGCCGTAAACTCAAATTTCACGGAGATTTACACTGCTGGGCCTGTTGGCAGCAATATTGCTATTTCTGGCAATGTCATAACCAATACCGCTCTCAACGGAAACATAGTACTCAAGCCCAACGGCATTGGAGTAATACAAGCCAATGCCGCTGTGTTACCCAGCATCGACAATGTGTATGATCTGGGCAGTGCCGCCTTGAGATTTGACACAGTTTACGCTGGTTACTATTATGGTAACGGCGCATTCCTAACAGGCAT